AGAATTCAATCCAAGTCTGAGGTGGCAGTGACAGTTTTGTCCCCGCATTTGGATGATGTTGGATTAACGCGACTGCACGGAGCTCCCCCGCTTAACACGAACAGAGCGGCGTCGAAATTCCTTCAATTGGCAGCCCGTAATGGTAGACCGCGGCCCCCTGCGCTCCAGCGGGCAGTAGTCAATCATTACTCCGACAAGATCGCAAGCCTGTTCAACAAACATTCAATCAAGCCCAGACCTTTGTCCGTTGACGAAGCTATGCGAGGAGTTTACGGCAATTCCTTCGCTAAATCCATGAACCTTACTACGTCATCCGGTGGGGGTTTTCCCGGGAAGAAGAGAAACAGAGTTGATTTTTGTTGGAACCCCGACGAGCGTGAAATGTTCGACTTGTTTGACGACGATGCTACGTTTTCGAGCGATTTGGTCGATGAGTGCCCGATCATTGATGATGCCACTGTGACTGATTTGCGGAGTCAGAACTCTGATTGCGCTGCAGTGGGTAACCATGAGAGAGTTCCGCGACCTAATGAAGTCTTGGCGAAAGAAGTTTCTCACATTCTTGCGGAGCTTCGAAAGAACAACTCTTGTAATGCCATCAACCAAGTCGCTCTAAAGGATGAGCCGATAGCTTTGTCCAAACTAGCTAAGGGAGATTTTTTCGGTAGACCAATCACGTCATTGCCGATGGCTCATCACGTGGTCGATACCATCTTGTTTGGTCACATTCTTTCCTATTTGCGCACCTTTGCCTTGGAATCAGGCTGTTGGGAAGGGATTTCTCCTTATTCAGAAGATTGGGCTCAAGTCATTTCGCACATTGCGGAAAAACCTTTCGTCATGGATATGGATACTAAGAAGATGGATCAGACCCAGAATTTCCAAGATGTCTACACTGTGTTTGAAATATTTGCACAGATCGTCGAGAAAACTACGGGAGACGAAGAGTTTGCTTCTTTGATTCGAGCAGACCTGGGTTATTTCTTCGACGACCACGTCCGCTTCATGGATGCCTTTATCGAAGCCCTGGGTCTGGAAGAGGTCGTCCTGGTCATTCACGACTGGGGCTCCGCTCTGGGTTTCCAC